GGGTTGGTGTAGACGGGTTTAGATCGAAACGGAACGTCTACCCGGCACCGATCAGACCCGACTCATCGCGTCGCTACGGATGGGTTTCGGACGGTTCACCCCGATTGGGGCCGTTGCCCAAATCAAGTGGGCAGCCGGGTACTTCAACATCGCCCTCTAAAGGAGGTGGTCTGAATGGCATCAGCAAAAGAAGCTACGAGGTCACTCCAATCGGCTTCGCTCTTTCCCGCACGGAAAGAGGAAGTGCTGGCCGCAGACCGGGTGTTGACGGTCGATGAGCTTCGCCGCAACAACGGCTTCGCGTTCGACCCTGACGGCGCCCGGAACCTGGACCTCCCCGCGGAGGCCCAGTGCGAAGGCGTGTTCGCGTTCATCGCCAACACGGCCGACGCCGCGGAGGTCATCACCATCCGCAACGACGCCGCCGCCACGATCTGCACACCGACCACGCTGGAATCAGCGTTCGTGTGGTGCGACGGTGTGGCGTGGTACGGGATGGTCGGAGACTTCGCCTAGAAGCGGAGCGGAGAAATGAGGGACGGGGGGCCTCGTGCCCCCCAACCCTCCGACTGGAGGCGACATGCCGAAGTACAGGTTCAAGGAACGCTACGGCGCCACCTATCAGACGGGTGGACGGAACGTGCCGCTCCACTTCGAGAAGGGCGACAGCGCCGACCTCGACGTCGACGTGGCCGACTTCATCAACCGGGACTGCCCCGGCGTGATGGTGCGGGCCAAGGGCACCGCCAAGAAGGCCGCCGCGAAGGAGTAGCCGATGGTGAACGAGTACGCCACACAGGCCGACCTTGAGGAGTATCTGCTCGGCGCTGGCAAGAACCAGGTCGTGCAGCAAGGGAACTTCGATGTGGCGTTGGAGGCGGCGTCGCGGATGATCGACGACTACACCGGCCGGTTCTTCTATTCGGTGGCGGCTTCGGCGAAGCGGTACACCGCCACCCCCGACCCGTACTCGTTCGCGGTGGCGGACATCTCGACGACGGCCGGGCTGCTCGTCAAGACGGACGAGGACCAGGACGGCGTCTACGAAACGACTTGGGTGGAGGACTCGTTGACCGGCGCCGGGTTCTGGCTGTCGCCTGAGAACGGACCGCCCGGGTACCCGTGGACCCGCATCGACGCTATCTCTACGGCGTTCCCGACGTGGCGGTACGCGATCGAAGTGACCGCGGCGTGGGGTTGGGGAGCGGTCCCTCCGGCGATCAAGTCGGCGACACTGTTGCAGTCGGCGAGACTCTGGAAACGAAAAGACGCCGTGTTGGGTGTAGGAGGCGCCGCGGACACCGGGTTCTTCGAGTTGCGGCGACGGATGGACCCGGACGTGAGGCGACTCGTCGACCCGTACCGGAGGTTCGACTAAGTGGCTGGCCCGATCAGTATCCAGTTCGATCCACGGTCGCTCGCCCGGATGCGCGGACGGCTGCAAGCCGACTACCTCATCGAGGTCGGTGAACAACGGTTCTACAGCGAAGTCACGAAAACGATTGCCAAACGGGCGAAGGACAACGCCCCGAAAGACACCGGGGAGCTGCAGAAGAGCATCAAGACGAAGAAGGTTTCTAAGCATGAACGGTCGGTGATCGCGGGAGCACCACACGCGGTGTTCGTCCATGAAGGCACCCGGCCGCATTGGCCCCCGGTGGACGCGCTCCGCGGGTGGGCGAAGCGACACAACATCCCGGCATTCCTGGTCGCTAGAGCCATCTCGGAGCGCGGCACCGCGGCTGTGCCGTTCCTGACCGACGCGTTCAATATGACGATGCTGACCGTCCGTACCCCTCTCAACGACTGGGCCGAGAGCGTCGCCCGCAAGTGGGGGAAGTGATGGCTGCACTCGTCTCCGACATCAAGGCCGCGATCGTCACGAACCTCACCGCGGCGGGAATCCTCGCCTACCCGTACGCCCGCGACCAGGCCGTCCCGCCCGAAGCACAGGTCGGGATGCCGACCGCGATCGAATATGACACGACGTACGGCCGCGGCGTCGACCGGCACTTGATCCCGGTCCGGGTGTATGTGGTGCGGGCCGACGAGGAGAACGCTCAGGACGAACTCGACGAGTACGTGGGCACCACCGGGGCGCTGTCGGTGAAACTCATCATCGAAGATCCGACCGGATGGACTACTGTCGATCCCGTCGCTGTCCGAGTGATGGTCGCCCAAGAGTTCGGGGGGTACACCCTCGGTGGGGCAGAGTTGATAGGAGTCGAGTTCCTCGTGGAGGTACACGCATGAAATACGAAGTGACCAGAGGCATCCGTTGGCGACCGTCCCCGAAGAGTGAATACCGCAGGGCCGGGGCCGGTGACGTCCTCGACGACGTCAAGTTGAAGGGCGCCGACGTCGACTGGCTGATCGCTAACGGCGCGCTCGTCAAGAAGAAGGGAGCGACCGATGGCTCACGGTAAGGACACGAAGGTATTCGTCGACGAGTACGACTGGACCACCCAGTTCCGCAATTCATCCGGTATCCCCGGCTCGGTCGATATGGCGGAGAACAGTACATACGGGTCCGAGGACAAGACATACGAACCGGGACTCGGTGACGCCGCCCCGACGTTGGAGGGCATCCTCACCGACTCGGTTGTTCAGATCATCGCCGCGTGGAAGGACGGTAAAGCGACGCACCTGTTCACCCGTGCCCTCGACGGTGGCGCGGTTGGCGGTGCCGCCGATTCCTTCGAGGCGTTCCTGCAGGCGATGGATCAGCCCGCCCCGGTCGGCGACATCGTCGTTTCGACTCTGAACCTGCAGGCGCAGGGCGGCGTCGACGAGGGTGTGATGTTGGAGGACGGCGTCACGTCCCGGGTCGCGCCCGGTGATGGAACGTCGGTCGATAACTCGGCGTCATCCCCAGACGGCGGAGTCGGGTACCTGCACGTTTTGGAGTTCACCGGCACCGACATCGACATCACTGTGCAGGATTCCCCGAACGACTCGACGTGGGCCGACGTTGTGAACTTCACCCAGGTCACCGGGGTCGGATCGGAACGGGTCGAGGCTGCCGGGACGGTCGATCAGTACCTGCAAGCCGAATGGTCCGGCACTTTTACGTCGTGCCTGTTCGTCGTCGTATTCGCCCGCTACTGAAGGAGATAGGGAAATGGCACATGGCAAAGACGCGGTCTTCTGGCTCGATAACGTCGCCGGAACACTCACCGACATCAGCACTTACGTCAAGAACGTTTCCGGGCTGCCCGGATCGGTCGATATGGCTGAGACGACGACGTTCGGGAAAGAGGACAAGACATACGAGCCGGGTCTAGGTGACGCGGCGCCGTCTGTCGAAGCCGTCTGGAACTCGACGCTGAAGGGCATCCTCGGCACTAAGGCCGAATGGAAGGCCGGTACCCGGTCGTTCGAGTACGGACCCGACGGCGGAACGGGCGGGAAAGTCAAGTATTCGGGCGAGTGCTGGATTCAGACCGTGGACGACTCGTCGCCGGTCGGCGATATCGTCAACGCAGCGATCAGCCTTCAGGTGTCGGACGCGATCACTGAGGGCGTGTTCTAGTAAGCAACCAGGAGGCGGCATGTTGACGGATCAGGACATCACCGAACTGCGGGAAGACCCGGCCGAGCCGGGGTACGTCACGCTCGACTCGCTCGCGGAGATCACGACACTGGAGGAGAATGTCGAGGTGCCCGGGGTCGGGACGTTTCGTGTAACGGCGCTGACGATGGAACAGTCACTATCGATGTCGGAGGCTGTCGGGGTTGAACCTGATGATCGGGCCGCGACCCGGGCGATGGTCATGTTCGGCGTCGTCCGGCCGCCGCTGCATACGATCGAGGACGCCGACCGGCTCCTCGCCGTGTTGCTGCCCGGCCAGGTGACGGTGCTCGTCGAGGCGATCACCCGTATCTCAGGAATGGAGCAGGACGACGGTGACACTCCGGGTTTCAGCGAAGGCTCGCCAACCGGATAATGCTCGACGACGGCCTCTACGGGGCGGTCGCGTTGGCGGGCCGGCTCGGTCTGTCTATCGATCAGATGATGGCGATGCCGTACAAGCACGCCCTGCTCTGGGACGTCGCATTCCAACGGGCAGCGGCGCAGAAACACGATTGGGCGTGAGATGACACACGGCAATCCGGCCATGGAGCAGAAAGCGCAGGCAGCGTTTCGGCGGCTGCGGAAGATGAGCTACCCGCGCCG